GGCATCGTCAGTTCTCTGCAAGATCTCTACGGAGATTCTGTGACTGCAGCAGACATTCGCGCTTGGTGTGCGATGAATGATGTCAACTATCAGACCGTTACTAATAAAATTGCTGATTGCAAAGTCAGTCGTGGCAAGTGGAACCTGACTATCCAGGAAAAACTGGAGCAGAACTATCAGGCACCTCCTGCACTGCCTGCTGTTGAACAAAACCTTATTCCACAAAAAGATGATTCCTTCGTCAAGTTTGGCAACTTCACTGATATTAAAAAAATTATTCAGTCCCGTCTATTTTATCCAACGTTCATTACGGGATTGTCTGGCAACGGCAAAACGCTCTCGGTTGAGCAAGCGTGTGCAACGTTGGGTCGGGAACTCATCCGTGTAAACATTACTATTGAGACTGATGAAGACGATCTTATTGGTGGGTTTCGCCTTGTTGATGGGGCAACAGTTTGGCATAACGGACCTGTCGTGGAAGCACTCCAGCGAGGAGCAATCCTGCTACTCGACGAAATTGACCTTGCTTCCAACAAGATTCTCTGTCTCCAGTCCATCCTTGAAGGTAAGGGTGTGTTCCTGAAGAAGATTGGTAAGGTTGTTCAACCTGCTGCTGGTTTCAATGTTATTGCCACTGCTAATACCAAGGGCAAGGGTTCTGATGATGGTCGCTTCATTGGCACTAATGTTCTTAATGAGGCGTTCCTTGAGAGATTCCCTGTGACTCTTGAGCAGTCTTATCCTACCGCTACTATTGAGAAGAACATTCTTCGTAAGATCTGTAGTGATGATGAATTCTGTCAACGTCTTGTAGATTGGGCAGACATCATTCGCAAGACTTTCTACGATGGTGGCATCGAAGAGATTATCAGCACTCGTCGCCTTGTTCATATTGTCAAGGCATATGAGATCTTTGGTAACAAGGAGAAGGCAATGCAGGTTTGTATCAATCGATTTGACGATGATACCAAGCAAGCGTTCTTGGAACTGTATGACAAGGTTGATGCTGACTTCGACATCACTGCTACTGGTGAAGAAGTGATCATTGACCAAGAACTCGGATCCTGATATAATATGGGAGGATAATAATGCCTCCCTCTTTTTTTATTATGGAAATTACTATGGCAGACCACTCCAAATACTATTACGATTATGATCGTAATGACCCTAATCGCCCAGATCCATTCAAAGATTCCAGTCAAGATTTTTGGGAAGAGGATGGCATTAGTTTGACTGGTAATCCTGGCACAGCGTCAGGTGATACGTTTACATTTAACCTTACTATGGAACCCGAAGACAAAATTGACTTGAACCTTGATCAACTTACGAACAATGGTTTTTGGAAGTACGAAGAGGATAAAACCATGAAAGAGGTTCGTGAGTACCTCTCCGCAACATACAAATCTCACTATACTTCTCAGGACTCCAAGACTCAAACTCTGGATCTGATTGAGAGTATTGGTGATGCAGAACCATTCTGTCGATCTAACGCAATTAAATACTTGTCTCGATTTGGCAAGAAGAACGGTAAGTCAAAGCAAGATATTTTGAAGGCAATTCACTATTGTATTCTTCTCTACCACTTCTCTGGACTGCATAATGAAATTAAGGGAACCTATGAAACTTTCTGATAAAACTATTAACCTTCTCAAAAACTTCTCGGACATCAATCAATCCATCTTGTTCAAGAAGGGAAGCAAACTTCGCACTATCTCAGTGATGAAGAATATTCTTGCTGAAGCGGATATTCCAGAAGACTTTCCTAAAGACTTTGGTATCTATGATTTGAATCAATTTCTTCGCGGAGTGTTCCTTCACAATAAACCAGAACTTGATTTTGCTAATGAAGGTCATGTAGTGATTAGGGAAGGAAAAACACGATCTAAGTATTTCTTTGCTGATCCAAGTGTAATTGTTACACCTCCAGATAAAGAACTTACTCTTCCTACAACTGATGTTGAGTTTGATCTCTCCACAGAACAGTTGGATAAAGTTCGTAAGGCAGTTCTTGCCTTCCAACTTCCAGATCTCTCAGTTATTGGTGAAGCAGGTGTAGTCAAACTTGTTGTTCATGACAAGAAAAACGACACATCAAATGACTTTCAGGTCATTGTTGGTGAGACCGATTCTGAATTTTGTTTCAACTTTAAAGTTGAGAATATCAAGATTCTTCCTGGTTCTTATCATGTGGCAATCTCTAGTAAACTTTTGTCTCGTTTTACCAACAACGACTACGATCTGACCTATTATATTGCTTTAGAACCTGATTCTAATTTCTAATGCGGGTGTATACTACGATGAGGATTATGGGCAGCATTGGAGTCATTGCTGCCTATTTTACTATCCTCCATATCAATGTTTTAGCGGGAGTGATCATTAATTTTATTGCTGATCTAATTTCTATACCATATTTTGCTAAAACAAAAGCATGGGACGTTGTTCTCATGCTATCCTTCTTACTTGCAATCTCATTATCTAAATTGGTAACATGAGTATTCAAACAGCAATGGTCTTGTTACTTCTTTCTAAATGTGATTTGTCACCAAACTTTGGACTACATATAGTCATACACATTTAAAATCATGCTTAATTTCAAATCCACAAAGAGGTTAGTTGATATAGATCTTATAGTCTGTGATGATTTTTTGGAGCATTATCACTTTACAATGCTCAAAAAATCTATGGCAGATGTTGATTGGGAATATCGTCCTGGCATCTCAATTGAAGATGAAGGAGACCCTAGACTTTATTATGGATTCTCTTGTGGTATTTTGGACAAATTGGATGGTCCTAAAAACTATGATATGGAGATTAGATATCATAAGTTGATTGCTGGTTTGAATGAACGAGTGATGAGGTTATTCAACTTTGATAGCACGAGTAGGTGTCGATTAGATATGACAACCTATCGTGGTCCTGAACCTCTTGTATTTGCTCCTCATGTTGATTTGGATGGAGAGCATTATACATCTATCTTTTACATTGAGGAAAGTGATGCTCCTACTATCATATACAATGAGATGTTGATGGAGGGTGATGTTCCTAAAGATATGGAACTCACCGAAAAGCAACGAATTGAACCAAAACCTAATAGACTGGTTGTGTTTAAAGGGAATTACGTGCATACTGGTATGTGTCCCACTACAACCGCCAATAGAATTCTTGTGAATTCTAACTTCAGGAGATTCGATCCCGACGCAGTGGTTGAATCATCTGATGATCAATATGATGATTATGATTATGACGATGCGTGATGAATTTTTGTGGGTTGAGAAGTATCGACCCAAGACCATTCAGGAGTGTATTCTTCCTGATAGTATTAAAAAAACCTTCCAGGAGTTTCTGGATAAAGGAGAAGTTCCTAATCTTTTACTTGCTGGATCTGCTGGATGTGGCAAGACTACTATTGCAAAAGCACTATGCCATGAACTTGGAGTAGATTACTATGTCATTAATGGGTCCGATGAGGGGCGATTCCTCGATACCGTCAGAAATAATGCAAAAAACTTCGCTTCGACCGTTTCGCTTACATCAGATGCTAAACACAAAGTCATCATCATCGATGAGGCAGATAATACAACACACGACGTACAACTCCTCCTTAGGGCGTTTACTGAGGAGTTTAGTGGCAATTGCAGATTTATCTTCACCTGTAACTACAAAAACAAAATCATTGAACCACTACACTCCAGGTGCGCGTGTATTGATTTTTCCTCCAATAACAAAGACAAACCAAGACTCGCAGCATCCTTCTTCCAACGCCTCCAAGAAATCTTGGATGCAGAAGGTGTTGAATTTGATCACAAGGTCTTGGTAGAATTAATTAATAAACATTTTCCTGATTGGAGGAGGGTATTAAATGAATGTCAAAGGTATTCTGCGGGTGGTAAGATTGACTCTGCGATTCTTGCGTCGTTTAGTAATCTTAAAACCGATGATCTTATTAAAAAACTTAAGGAGAAAAACTTTCCTGAAGTACGTAAGTGGGTCGTCAATAATTTGGACAATGATACTAGCGTACTTCTGCGTCGTATTTATGATGCTTGTTACGAATCCCTCGTTCCTAGTAGCATCCCTGCTGCTGTTCTTATTCTGGCTAAGTATCAGTATCAGGTTGCATTTGTTGTTGACCAAGAGATAAATATGCTCGCTTGTCTAACTGAACTTATGGTGGAGTGCCAATTCAAATGAGAACACAAAATAAAGAGAACTATTACTATTGGTTCTGGATCGTAGCAATGATTGCCTTTATTGTCCCGCAAGTTTTTACTGCTTGGGCATACGTCAGAATTGTGAATGTTTTGGAAGATTCTAGTATCAAAATGATTATCATTGACAAATGATTCATGAGATTTCAAATTTTCTGAATCCCGATGCTTGCAAAGCTGCTATTGATTATTTTGAATCAATAGATCCTGATGATCCCGACAAAGAGTCTCCAAAAAATCTTTTCTTCAATAAAAGATCACTAGACATATCGCTAGTTGATACTTTAGAAGTTCGTAGAAAATTTAGAGCGTTTGATCAGATGATGATTCAAACAATATCTAAATTATATCCCGAAGAAGAATTCATATTTACAGAATATATGAATATTGTAAAATGGCCAAATGGGTTACGGGAAAAAAATCCTAAGTATTCTATGGAACCTCATACTGACAATGAAGATGATCCTGATATTGGTGAGTATCTTAATCAGAGACATTGGTCTTCAGTTTGCTATTTGAATGATGATTACGATGGTGGTCATACTATTTTTCCAGATCATAATCGGGTTATTATTCCAGAGGTTGCCAAGGTCATTTTCTTCCCATCAACATATCTTCATGGTGTGACTAGAGTGTCTGGTGGAGACAGGTATACCATAGCGTCTTGGTTTACTAGAGATTCTGATAGTGTCTCTAACTTCTAAAACGTGCTATAATGAAATCGCTTAACAACTAATTATGAACGTAAAACTCGTCCGCATTACAACTGGTGAAGATATCATCTGTGATCTTGTTGAAGAAGCAGATGATACTGTAACTTTTGCAAATCCAATTGTTGCTGTTCCTTCGGGGAATGGTCAAATTGGTTTTGCTCCCTGGTCTCCACTCCTTTCTAAGGACGTTAAAGAACTTACAATTAACAAGAAATTTGTTATGTACATTTCTGAGACTCAAGAACAGATGGTTACTGAATATGAGTCTATGTTCAGTCCTATTATTACTCCTAACAAGAATCTGTCTCTCTGATTCTTCTACTTTATTTTATTATGATTAACTTGCACGAGTTCAATCTCGAAGCATTCTGGGAAGAATGTGATGCTATTTTTGAACAGTTTAAAAAGGAGGAAATGCCTTCAGAGTGTTATGGTTGGCGCTCATGGAAAATTGAAAAGGCATTTGAGAAGTATTCAAAGAATACGCTCAAATGGGTTGATGGGATAGGTTTTGACTTTGTAGATGAAGATAATATTAGATATGAGTTTAAACAGGTTAAAGATGCTTTTAAAAAGGAAGAGACTCCTAGCGTTATTCTAAAAAACTTTCGTAAAGATAGTCTTGATCACTATGATCAGACGTTTGAGTATATTTTAATTATTGATGTTGAACGTAGAACTCTTGGAGTTTATGATTGGAAGTATGTTTCCGAGGCATACATCATCAATGGTGCTACTGTAACAGCAATTTTGGATCATTATCGAGCAAAAGAGATTCACACACCTTACTCACTTTATGAAATCGCTTAAAACTCCTCTTCGCTACCCTGGAGGTAAATCTAGGGCATGTAAAAAGATGGACCCTTACTTCCCTGATCTAAGGGATTATAAGGAGTATCATGAACCATTTATTGGTGGTGGTAGTGTTGCTATACATCTCACCAAAAAGTATCCACACCTGAAGGTTTGGGTAAATGATCTTCATTATCCTCTGGCAACTTTCTGGCAACAACTGCAAGAGAATGGATCAAGAATGGAAGATATTCTTGATGGATTAAAATCAAAGTATCCAGATCCAGATACTGCTAGAGGATTGTTTACTTCTGCAAGACAGTATGTAGAGGAAGATAATTCAGATCCTTTGTGGACTGCTATCTACTTTTATGTTGTTAATAAGTGCTCCTTCTCTGGATTGTCTCAATCATCGTCATTCTCAAGTCAGGCATCTGTTAGTAACTTTTCTCGCAAAGGGATTCTTAAATTGAGTGGTTATCAACAACTTATACATAATTGGACGATAACTAATTACTCATACGATCAAATCTTAGATGAATCTTCGGAGCGATCTAATGCATTTGTCTATCTTGATCCACCTTATGACATCAAAGATAATCTCTATGGTGCAAAGGGCGGCACAATGCACAAAGGATTTGATCACGACAAGTTTGCAGAAGACTGTAACAACTCTTCTACAGACATGATGATTAGTTACAATTCTGATCAACTTGTAAAGGATCGGTTTACTGACTCCAAATGGAGGACTGGTGAGTTTGATCTCACATATACTATGAGATCTGTTGGTGAATATATGAGCGATCAAAAACAACGTAAAGAACTACTCTTGATGAATTATGTTAGTAGAAGTAACACTGTACAAAGCGGGCAAACTTTGGAAAGAGAACTATCAGTCAACAGACTTCCAGGATGCTAGAGAGATTGCTAAAGCAAGAAATCCTAGTGCAACAATTGTTGGATGCTCAGCGTCTGTCTCAAAGGATGAACTACCTGACTACTTCTCAAAATGACTTATGAAAGTGATTACCAAGTAACTAACTGGATAAATCCAGGAGTTTTTAGTTGGAAATTAAATGAAGAACATATGAATCTCTTATGGTCATATGTTAGAGAATCTTCTAATAGAGGTGGGTGGGTTCTCGATGACAATAATAAAGTTGTCAAACGAGATAATTTTCAGGAGTGGAGTCTTAATGATACTACAGGTAGATTTCAATCTGAAGTTTTAGGACCTGCAATTAATAAGTATATTGAATATTGGGGGTATCCGACTGCAGTGTTGGGAACTCATTATCCCATTCCCAAATTCAGTAGATTTTGGGTTAGGTTGTCTACAAGGGGTGAGTATCAAGCACTTCATGAACATCCATCAATTTGGTCATTTGTTATCTGGATGAACCTACCATTTGATAATGAGTCTGAGCGTTCAAAAGATTTGAATGATGCTTATCCCGAAGCAGGAAATTTTACTATCATATACACAGACTCTGTGGGTAGAATTAAAAAGCAACCTTATTATCTGACCAAAGAAGATGAGGGAACTATAATTCTATTTCCAAGTGCTTTAAATCATATTGTTTATCCTCATCACAGCACTGATGAATATAGGATTAGTATTGCTGGTGATATTAGTGTAGATAGTCAGAACTGTTTAGGACCAGTGATGCCGACAAAAGAAAATGATGCAATTTATCCCCTTAAATAATGGAACTTAAAGATTGGTTGAATTCTATTAACCATACAAAAGAAGATTTGTCGGAGGATATGTCATCATATCCACCTTTTATTATAAACAAATGTCTATCTGGACATCTTGATTGTGTTCTTTTTGCTAATGAGATGAATAGATATTCTCATTTGGATAAAGATATGCAATATTCCTTTTATATAAATACTCTGAGAAAGCGTAAAAGGTTTTCTCCCTGGCTCCGAAAGGATAAAATTGAAGATCTTGATGTAGTCAAACAATACTATGGTTATAGTAATGAGAAGGCGCAACAGGCATTAAAAATTTTGTCACGAGAACAGATAGATTACATTAAACAAAAACTTGAAATTGGTGGAACATGACGAATACTGTTGAACCTCAGGTAACTTGGAATCCTGATATGATGATCGAAGTTATGTTGAATGAACCTGATGATTTTTTGAAGGTTCGTGAAACTCTTACTCGTATTGGAGTTGCTTCTCGTAAAGAGAAAAAATTGTATCAATCTTGCCACATACTGCATAAGCAAGGTAGATATTACATCACTCATTTCAAAGAACTGTTTGCTTTGGATGGCAAACATGCAAATCTTACAATTAATGATGTTCAAAGGAGGAACAGAATTGCAAGACTTTTGTCTGATTGGGGATTAATCAGTGTTGTAAACGACGATAGTATTATTGATATTGCACCTTTAAATCAAATTAAAGTTCTATCGTATAGAGACAAAAGCGACTGGGTTCTGGAACAGAAGTATAATATTGGATCTAAGAAAAAAACTGAGACTACTGAGTAATCAGTATGGAAGAAGACGATTGGAAGTATGACGTTTGGACATGTGATCTGACGATGGACTATGTTGGTCTACGTTTACTCTACAATCACATTTGCTATGCAATAGAGGTTTGGCCAGGTGCTCCCAGGCGTCCTGTAGAAGAACAAGAATATCTTCTTCATTTAAAAACTCAGTTGGCAGCAATGATTTTTCAACATCAATATGATGAGGGTTAACCCTATTTAATTATTCGGTTAACACGGTTACTCTTTTTTGTAGTTTATGGTTAAATAGTAGTGGATGCCGTAAGGGTCCACACAACATAAACTCGCTTAGTAAAGGAGCTAAAACCATGGGTAACCTCATGAGATATACTGCTGCCGATCTTCCACAAATTTTAGATCGGATTAATCGTAATAGTATTGGAATGGACGAATATTTTGATCGTCTGTTCAATGTACATGAATCATCCACCAATTATCCTCCTTATAATTTGATTCAAGTAAGTAATGTAGAATCTCGTTTAGAAATTGCACTTGCAGGTTTCAAAAAGGAAGAAGTAAATGTCTACACAGAATATGGAAAACTTTTTGTTGAAGGACAAAAAGAATCCAGAGAAGACACAAACTATGTCCATAGAGGAATGGCTCAACGATCTTTCACCAGATCTTGGACCCTCAGTGATGACACGGAAATTAGATCAGTTACTTTTGAGGATGGGTTACTGAATGTTCAACTCGGTAAAGTTGTTCCTGAGCACCATGCTCGTAAGGACTATCTATAAATAACTGCGGGGATACCCAAATATCGTCGCTGCATGGGCGGGATTGGTCAGAATCAATCCTTGCCCACTTTTATTTTTTACGTTATAATGAATTTAAAGGATTAAAATTATGACTGTCAAATTAGCCGTTATTAAAACGGGCGAACAAATTATTACCGATGTTGAAGAGATGACTTTACAAGACAAAGTTGTCGGATACTTTTTTAATAAACCTTGTATTGTAACTACAGGAACTCCAGAACTTAATGAAGAGACTGGGAGAACTGCTTTTGATATCAATCTGAGTCCTTGGATTGCTCTTGGTAAGGGATACAAATTCCCTGTTCCCTTGGATTGGATTGTTACCTTTGTAGATCCTGTAGATGAATTAAATACTATGTACCTTAGAGATATTCTTGGAGAAGAAGAAGACTCTCAAACAAAATCGATGATTGTAACTGACGGATGTGAGGACTGCTGACATGGAACCAAAAGTAATTATTTTTCAAACTGGTGGAACACTGATCGCTAAGTTGGAAGAAGCACCTTCTGCTGACCTGGGCGAACCAGATTGCATTTTGGTACAACCTTTTAACATTATTGGAGATGGAACTCTTCAACCATGGTTAGGTGAACTGACCTCTGAGAGCAAATTCAAGATTCATTCTGATAAGATCTTGACCATTGCCGAACCTACTGATAGAATCAAGGAACTGTACAGCAGTTTGACTAAGTGAGATTCTATACAAACGTCCAAATGATCGGGGATCAATTTCTCGTTCGGGGATATGAAGACGGTAAGAACTTCATGATCCGAGAGAAATATTCCCCGACTCTTTTTGTGTCTTCTAATAAGAAGACTTTTTATCGGACGTTGACTGGTGAATATGTTGAACCTATTAAACCTGGTGGAGTTCGTGACTGCAGAGAATTTATTAAAAAATATGATGGTGTAGAAAACTTCAATGTTTATGGTAATGAGAGATTTATTTACCAGTACATCTCAGACAATTATCGAGAAGAAGAAATAAAATTTGATATTAGTAAGATCAAACTGACAACGATTGATATTGAGGTTGCTTCTGAGAATGGATTCCCAGATGTAGAATCTGCTGCCGAAGAAGTTCTCTTGATTACTCTTCAAGACTATACGACAAAGGAGATTGTTACTTGGGGACAGGGACCATTTAAACTAAAGCAAGGAAATCATTATTACAAACAGTTCAACAATGAATATGATTTGTTGAATGATTTTATTGCCTGGTGGATTGACAACACTCCTGAAGTTGTCACTGGATGGAATAGTAAGTTATATGATATTCCATATTTGGTTCGACGTATTGATAGGATTCTTGGTGAGAAGTTAATGAAGCGACTATCTCCTTGGGGTCTTGTCAGTGAAGATGAGACTTACATTGCTGGTAGAAAGCATATCTCTTATGATATTGGAGGTATATCTCAGTTAGATTATCTTGACCTTTATAAGAAGTTTACTTATAAAGCGCAAGAGTCTTATCGTCTGGACTATATTGCGAGTGTGGAACTTGGGCAGAAGAAGTTAGATCACAGTGAGTTTGATACCTTTAAAGATTTTTACACCAATGGGTGGCAGAAGTTTGTAGAATATAATATAATTGACGTGGAACTTGTTGACCGATTGGAAGACAAGATGAAACTCATTGAACTTGCATTGACACTAGCATATGACGCTAAGGTTAATTATGAAGATGTGTTCTATCAAGTTCGTATGTGGGATACTATCATTTATAACTACTTAAAAGGAAGGGGTATTGTTATTCCTCCTAAAGAGAAGTCTGACAAGAATGAGAAGTACGCAGGTGCTTATGTCAAGGAACCGATTCCTGGAAAGTATGATTGGGTGGTTAGTTTTGACCTTAACAGTC